TCTGCTACATCAAAATACGCATCGGTAAATAAAGCGTTTAATGAAGCCTTATTTAAAGTTATTACGTTATCTTGACCTTTTACTATTCCTGTTCCTGTTAGAACACCTGTTAAATCTGCCATTGTTTTCTCCTATAACATTAAAAATGGGTTGACTTTTGCCAACCCGTGAAAAATTTCTAAATGATAGTTCTTATTTAAAAGACTTAACTAACTCGTAAATAGAAAGTGCGGCTTTAAAACCAAGATTAATTTGCTCAACTAACTTAGCTTGATCAATTAATTCACCAAATTCAGCAATAATGTAATCTTGAAGCTCTTTACCCTCTTCTAAAGATAGATCTTTTAATTCTTTAGGAACTAAAGCAATATCTTCAAATGCAGGTCCAACTAAAGCGATTGCAGGCATAAGTAGTGCAATATCCATTGCATCGATTTTACCATCGTTTTCTTTAGATTGTTTAATAGCTTTACCTAATGCAAAACCAAGTTTTAATACTTCTTTTGAGTTTTTAATATCGAATTGTTCTGACATAATTCCTCCCATGGAATAAGTGTTATATAATCTATTTTCACAGATTATAGTCTATATTTGCTGTTTTTAAAAGTATATTGAAATTACGTTTTTTGAATTCTTCAGATGGATATATTATACAACATGAAGCATTAAATGTAAAAAACCCACTTAGTCTAGTACGTATCTAAATCAAGTGGGCTTTTTAATAGAGAGAGTATGTTGATATAATGTGAGAGCACACTATAAATTAACAATAAATTTCGTCACCATAGCTAACATATAATTCTTTTCTAGGCTTAGTTCCTTTAAAATTGGTATGTTGGCTTTTATTCACTATCTCAAGGTTGCCCCAAGCGTAGTCCGTGACATCACCATTCTTAAAAACAACCTTCTGATTACTATCAAGTTCATTGCCGTTATTCAAGAAATAAATAGCAACTAATTCATGCATTTTTAATATAAGTTGCTTTTTTGAGTTATCTAAATTTATGCTTATTTCGTAAAAACCTGATTGATTATTATAGAGTACATCTAGAGTGTACTTAGATAGTGCGTGTCTGGCCGCCCCAAGTTCGTTTATTTCTATTTTATCTGTTATATGTTTAATCTTTTTCCACTTCATGATTTTCCACTTCTTCTTTCTATATTTCGTTCTACTTCTGATATGATCTTGTTTTTAGCTAACTTAAAGTCTTTATTTAGTCTTAAAACAGCACTGGAAAGCTCACGCATCTCTCTTATTCCACGGGTAAGTGAACCATCACCAATATCTTTGATGAATTCAAATTCCTCTTCTCTGAGAGATATAGATCTTATTATAGACCTTTTATCGTTGCTTAGTTCTTTTCTTCCCATTTTTTACCTTTATAAACTTATATAATATTTATATAAGAGTATCAACCTATTTTACTTTTCCTTTTCTTGCACCACTTTTTAGTTTCTTTATAATTCCATCATATCTTTTACCTATAATTTCTTTAAAGTCTAAATCTTGTAACCCTAAAACTCTGGCCGCTTCATTTGTATTACCATTAGTTCTTTCTATGATAACCCTTAAAAGCTCCTCTATGCACGAATCCAATATCTCACCTTCATTAGCATAGAAGGTTATATTTATTTCTAATTCTGATTTTATGTTACTACTAGAAAAGCCTGTTATCATGCGTTCAACTTCCATATCCTCTTGAAGTGATTCACACATGTCAGTTATAAGACAATCTACTGATCTATCTTTAAAATATATAAGTTTACTGTAAAAGACATTGTAAACGTCTGTATTGTACATATATGGTTGAAATCTTCTAAATAGTTGAGATAACTGGGATATTGATGAACAATCTTCTACACTTGCACTAACAGTTTTAACAAAAGCATCTGTTATAATTTTCATTGAAAAATCCTTTTTCAAGTTATTAGAACAGTGTAAGTTAATTATTTTGAAACGTCATTAGTGAAAATAAAGTGTTGAAATTACATGGCTTGAGCGTAGTTTCAGTGACTTACGTACTAATATGTCAGGATACAGTATATCGTAATCAATTGCCGCTTTAAATTCTTGATCTTTAACATTTAAGAATACTGGGTAATGTTGTCCGTTTATTAATATTGAAGCTAATTGTGTTTCTAGTATGTCATGCGAGTGAGAGCACGTCTGAAAGTTTGGTATCTCTAACCCTTCGAAACTCCTTGTACCCGATAACCTTACAAGTGGGTGAATGCGTGCTGTCTTTTTCTCTATAAGCATATGGACTAATAATGCACTCAAAATCCCAAATGGTAAACTTCTTTCTTAGCTTACAGAATTTGTAAACATTTTTTATTGCATAGTAAAAAGTCTTATACAATCTACTATCTCTATCGGGTTCAGGCATAACGTCTTTAGCTATACTTAAAAGGTGACTATCTAAAACATATTTCTTTATATCTGCTAGATAGTCTTTGTGAAATCCTTTGTAATACTTGGCCAAGTTGTAGCAATCTTTATAACTTACTTGGCTTAAACTATTTATTTTCTTTATTGCTTCTATTTGTTTTCTTCTTATACTTAGTTTTATTTTTAATATCTTTATTTTTTTAGCATCTTTTAATTTGTTGCAGTACTTATCAAATATCTGAAATAACGTACTACTTGTATTTCTATAGGTTCTACTTTGAAGTTTTACTACGTATCCCGAGTTGAGGCATTCTAGGTGATTTAAGCTGATTAATTCTTTTAAGTAATTGATTACACTTTGAGCTGATATATTTAGGGCTTGTGCTATTTGTGTACTACACAGTTGTACCCCATTTTTTCCAAACAACCCTTTAACTGATATAAGGTGCTTTAAGAAAGTTATCTTCTTTGTTTTACCCCTGTGAAAATCCTGCATTAAAGAAATGTCTGTTGGATTTATATCAATAATTTTTGCTGTATAACCTGAACTCATAAAATAATATATAAACAGGTATATCTAATTTAGCAATAACTATAAAAAAAAACTTTAATTTTTTGACAGTTTCCAAAGGGTTACAACAATCAGCAATTCAAAACGCTAAAGGTTTTTTCATCACTGAAAATCTTAGATTAGTTTCACTAACCTGATTTACACGTTCATAAAGTCAGTTCGAATTGTTCTCACAGATTTATTAACCCGTTTCTGGCCAGCCCCCCAAAGGGCGCAGCCAAGAAACTTTGGATATAGAATAATAAAGTATATATAAAAAAAATTTCTATCGAAATTTAGTTATTGCTTAAAAGCAATAACAGCGTAACCCTCTATTTTTTTGAAAAAACTGAATTTGTTTAGATATAAAGTTTATATAAGTTTATTTTTTTCTTGTCTAGCTAAAATATTTAATATAATTGTGTATAAATTAAAAATGTGAGTGAGAATTAATGATAGAAATAATTTTAGACAATTCAGTTAGGTTTAAAACAGAATACCTAGAAAAGAATAAGCCTGACTTATTAGATAAACTTATTCAGCGTTTTACTTATGATAATCCTAAATACTTAGAGAATGATAAGTGGGGTTATAGTAATCAGAAGGTTGATAGATATCTTTTTTCTTACAGCTTTGATGATAGTAATGGTGTTATTACGTTTACTAGAGGTTTATATAAGTACATTTTAAGACAGTTTAATGTTCACAGTATTCCTTATAAGGTTAAAGATAAAACCCTTTTATTATCAGAAGTTGATTACAGTCAATCAAAAGTAACTTGTAGACCTGAACAGTTGGATTTTTCAAAAGCTTTGATTAAAGCTAAGTCAGGTATAGCTTTGGCCTTTACCTCTTTTGGTAAGTCTCTGACAGTTTTAGAAACAATTGCCTTAGTTAAACAAAAAGCTGTTATTGTAGTTCATACAGAATTTCTTCAGAAGCAGTGGATTAAAGAAGCTACGGATTCAAACCTTTTTAATTTAGATAAGTCTAGAATAGGAGGTTGTGGTGGCGTTTTTAGAGGTAAGGCCAGACTTGGTGATATAAACATTTGTCTTTATCACAGCCTAGGTACTCCAAGTAATCTTAGACTTTTTAAGGATAGTGTAGGCGTTATAGTTGCAGATGAAACACAAAAATTAGCAATCGATGCTATGCATGGCAGTGTTAACTTTTTTCCGGCAAAGTATCGTTGGGGTGTTAGTGCCAATCATACTAGAAAAGATAAGAAAGAATTTCTGATAGAAGATACATTAGGTGAAGTAGTTTATAACGCAGAAGAAGTTGACGGCGATTCTAAGATACTAGCTGATATACATTTATTATCTACAGAATATAGAGATTATGATTACGAATTTGATCACCAATATTCAAATTTAATTACAAGAATGAGCTTAGACAAAACACGTAATACTAATATCTTAAGGCGTGTCGTCAAACAAGTAAACAACGGTTTACAGTGTATGATTTTAGTTGAGCGTAAAGAACAGGCTTGTCTTTTGACTTCGGCGTTAACAAAAAAAGGTATAAAAACAGCTTTACTTATCGGGCCGTTAAGTAAAAAATCAATAAAACAGTTCAAAAGCAAAGCAGCTCAAAAGGTTGCACTTGAGTATGATGACAAGAAAGCCTATGACTACGTAAAGAAAAATGCTGAAGCAAAAAAAATACAGGTAATAATTGGAACACAAAAAGCAGAAGTAGGTTTAAGTGTTAGAACTTTAAATTTTGGTATTGTTACTACACCTATGGGATCCAATGTTAAAGATAGGCTTAATCAAATAGTTGGAAGATTTGAACGAACACATGGAAGCGATCTAGAAAAAAAATATGGTGTAAAACCTAGACCTGTTGTTGAGCTTCTGATAGATGATAAGATACGCTCCTTTAAAAGGCATAGAAAAGCTATAAAAGATTTCTATGGAGATAGGTGCTATAAGATAAAATAAAAGGATTTATAATGAGGCCAGTAGAGTTTAGAACTTACGGATTAAAGTGCTTAGATGGTTTAACAAGAATAGTTATTGCGCACTGTCCACATGACATGGGTAATAGTGGAAGACAAACTACTAGATTAAAAGAGGTATTTAATTGTGGTAGATACGGTAGATTTGTTTGGGCCAATAAATTAAATGGTAATGCAATTTATAAAGAAATAACTTTAGATGAATATCACACAAACGGTTAAAGGAAAATTATGAAAACAGATGAGATCATTTTAAAAATACTAAAGAATCACAAGTTAGAAAGCTTAAACACTAGTTCATTATTAGCTAATTTAGCTGATATACATAACAGACATAATGTATTGATTACAAATGTAAATAATGCAATAGGTGATACTTTTGCTGATAAAAATGCTTTTATTGATTGTCCAGATTGTGGATCTAAAACAATGTTAGGTTTTGGTGCATGTCATATTTGCGGTACATCTTTATATGAATCAGAAGCTGAACCCATTGCTAAAGTAGAAGAAAAAATTGAAGAACCAAAAGCTAAGGTTGAAGTTAAAGAAGATGATATTGATGACCTAGACGAGTTAGAAGATGACATCGTTGAAGAGAAACCAAAGAAAAAAGCGGCTAAGAAGAAAGCAAAAACTAAAAAGAAAGTAAAAGAAGTTGAAGAAGATATAGAAGATTTTGAAGACGACGTTGAAGAGCTTATGTCAGATGACGTTAGCTTAGATGACGACGATGATTTTGATTTTGATTTAGACTAAATTACATCTAATAGAGAGAGATAGTTATGAAGTTTTTTGAAGACTTTTCTGTTACGGAAAAGGCCACGCAGTATAGTATAAAATATAGAGGTGAAAATCTTCTATCAGTAAACAAGAAAGGTTTACAATTTGCTTTGGCCAATTTACTTAACGATGAAAAAAAAGAAGACATTGATATAGACTATGCTAACAATAATTATGTTCAAGCAGGTAAACTTGTAAAAATTTATGGTGATGCTAAAAAAGTATTCTATAGTAATAAGAAATTAAAAGTAGACTATACTTCTAATTCACCTGAGTTTAAATATTTTTGTCAGGCCATTGATATAATACACAATAACAATGTTAGTTATGATGTGTTTATTGCTGCACAAGTTAGTGGTTTAGCCTTTGTATCAAAAGGTAAAGGTGTTTTTCCTAAGCCTAATCAACTCTGTACATCACAAGCAGAAGATAGGCTTTTAAATCATATTAGAGATAATAACCCTAACACCGTACAAGCTGAAATAATATCTAGAGAAGATTACTCTGTTCCATTAAATGAAAATGAAAAATTCTTAAATTATTCTAAGAAGATCATGGAAGGCACAGCAACTTTAAAAGAAGCCAAATACGTTCAAAAACTCTACCTTATTAGAAAAAGAAAAACTAGTAAGAGGGTTGATGCTTATATTGTCAAGCTTGAAGGTGATTTGAATGAGTGATGCTTTAAAGCTTGTACAGGATCTAAAATTTGCTTTTAGAGAGTCAGAAAAAGAAGTCTATATAGATTGTCCGTTTTGCTCTGATACTCGTAAGCGACTAGGAATAAATAAAGAGTCAAAAGCTTGGAATTGTTTCAATTGTAGTAGTCGTGGAAAGTCATTATCTACTTTTAGAAAAGCATTAGGTAAATTAAAGAAACTTGGAAGGGATAAAATTGTAGAGTTTAAGGATACTTCTTCTGTACAAATTAAACAAAAACTTGGACCTGCATTAACAGAAACAATAAAAAAAGAAACCAATAAATTTGTTATAGATTATCTTGTAGAAGATAGAGGACTTAGTGAGGAGTGTATTGACCACTTTAAATTAGGTGCTAGAAGAAAATTTACCTACATAGATAAAGCAACAAAGGATAAAAAAGCATATGATGCAGGTATGCATTTAGCTATTCCCTACTACGAAGGCGAACATCTAGTAAATATAAAATATAGAGCACTTGAACCTAAAATGGATAAGAGTGGCCGTCCAATGAAATGGAGAAGAGAAGAGGGCGGTAAAACGGCCTTATTCAACTATGACATACTAAATGACCATGACTACGATGATATAATAATAGCTGAATCTGAAATAGATTGTATGTCTTTGTGGACTGCGGGATTTAAAAACGTAGTAGGTCTAACTGCAGGTGCTCAGAGTTTTAAACAAGAGTGGTATGACTTACTAGAACGATATGAAAAAGTTTATATTGTTTTAGATAACGATAAAGCGGGCCAAGAAGGTGCTGAAGCACTAGCTAGAAGATTAGGTATGGGACGTTGTTTTAACGTTATATTACCTGAAGATGCAAAAGATCCTAATGATTTTTTCAAGCTATATTCAAATGAGGATTTTAAATCCTATATGATAAAGGGTAGGCAGTTTAACCCTAAAAATATTACAAATTTAAAGTCCGTAGTCAGAGATATGGTATCTAATATAGGTAAAAGATCAATGCAACTTGATGGTTTAGATACAGGTTGGAAAGCTGTAAATAACATATTAGGTAAAGTCGGGCCGGGGAATTTAATAACTATTGCAGCGAAACCTAAAGTAGGAAAAACTACACTAGCTATGAACTGGTTACTTTACTTAGCTATGAAAGGTTATTCTTCTTTTAATTATCAGTGTGAGATGGAAGAAGAGGACATGGTTACAAAGTACGGTAATATGGTTATGTTTGATAAAATGCCTATTGTACCTGAAGTTGAATATACAGAAGAGGGTGATCCTATATTTGAAAATAGTGAACACAAAAAAGAGTTTGAAAATGCATGTAGCGATAAGCGTATTTGGTTAAAATCAGCTATGTTAAAAATACCTGTGGATAATTTAAAATCTTTTCACCCTAAGACTAGTGATTTAATTGATGATAATGATGGTGATGCATTAGATAAAGTCTGTATAAAATGCACAGAAGCTGTTCAAAGGTTTGGTTGTAAGGTAGTTGTTTTTGATAACTTACACTTTTTATGTAGGGGTGATAGGGCAAAAGAACAAATTGATAAAGCCTCAAGGCGTTTTAAACTATTGGCCAAAGAGCTACAAATAGTTTTTATTTTGATTACACACCCTAGAAAAACTAATCATAACAGAGCTTTAACAAATGATGATTTAAAAGATAGTGCTTCAATATTTCAAGATTCAGATGCAATTATTTTACTGCATAGACCTTACTTAGATGACTCACTACTACCTTCAGGTTTAGAAGATGATGATGAAGAGTTAGATATGACACAAGAAGGTTCGATGGATCCTATAGCAGAAATTAAAGTTACAGCACGTAGGCATAAAGGTGGTAAAACAAATCTTTACTTTAATGATGAAAGAGCGTTGTTTAAAGGTGAAGGTAACGATTATCTAGATAGTATGCGTGAAAAAATAAAAAATAGTAAAAAGAAAAACAAAAGGAACTGAGAATGAGTGAAAACAATTTAGGACAACCGGACAGATTAACATACTCTGAGAGTAGGACTATAAACATTGGACAGTATGAAAATGTACATTCTTCTTTTACTTATTCAGGTAATATTAGAAGTTATAATAACCAAGATAAAACAGTACAGATTAGTCATTCTGAATCTATCTCTGTTCCAGATTACGGAAGAGACTATAAATATACAGCCAAGTTACTACTAGCACGTGTTAAAAAGGTTTTAAATACTAGAGAAATAGAAATCAGACAAGCTTCAAGGCCATTTGTAGAAACAGAAATAGAGCTAACAGAAAAGTCTTATATGGAATTTGATAGTGGAGAAGTTCTCTAATGTCTAAGTGTGTAGATTGTAATTTATATAACACGTGTAAAAGCAACAAGATTGATGGTGTAGGTAGTTCTAACCCTGATATTATGATTGTTTTAGATCACCCTGCAAGAGTTGAGGATAACTTTGGTAGGTTGATACAGGGTGAAATAAAGAAAAAGCTATACTATTTTTTAAAGAAAGCAGGTATAAATCCTGCAGATGTATTCTTTACTTCAGCTATAAGATGTAAACCAATAAACCCTTCAGATATAAAGGCTAAGAACATAAATGCATGTAGGAAGTATCTTCTATATGATATTAAAGAAGTTAAGCCTAAGATTGTAATAGCAATGGGTAAATATGCTCACTGGGCACTAACAGATAAGCAATCAGTTAGAGAGTTTAGAGGACACTTTGATGAACTATCTTTTAACTACGGTAAAAAAGAAATAAAAGTTCCTATCATGCCTTCTTTTGGGGTTAATGCCTCATTAGGAAAATGGGAATATGATGACTATATAATTCATGATTTAAAGAAAGCTAAGAAGTTTATCTCTCAAGGCCTACCTAAATTAAAAGAGCTACCTAAGTTTAAAACAGTACTAAACTTAAAAGATTTAGCTGAATTTGAAGAAACGATGATGAGTAAGGAAGTCAAATGGAGTACTTCAGATTTAGAGACTACAGGTTTTAAGTTCTTTAAAGATGCTCCTTTTATGCATGGATATTGTACAAATAACGATGATATTTTTGTTATTCCAACACTTACTTATAAGAAACACCACATAAAAAAATGGGATAAAGAAAACATTGAAAGAGGCCGTGTAATAAATAGGTTTGTTAAAGAACACCGACTTAAAATAATGGCAACTATAAGAAGGGTTAACGCACGTAAAGATATAAAGTGGATATTCCACAATGGTAAATTCGATGTTAATTTTGCAAGATATCATAAAGTTCCTTATTCAGATCTTAGTTATGACACTTTACTAGCTGATTCACTGATAGATGAGAATAAGCAACATGCCTTAAATATATGTATGGAGTATCGTGGCCTTGATTTTGGTGCATACGACAGTTTGAACTGGCAGTACGTTAATAAGGATGAAGATAAACAAAAAACATATCAAAATATACCTCCATTAATATGCGAAAGGTATTTGGCCATAGATGTTTATGGTTTAAAAGAAATGTTCCCTATAACGGTAAAAGAGTTAAAAGCAGATGGTTTATATGATCACTTTATGCAGGTGAAAATGAAAGCTTTAAAGCTTATGACGGGTGTTGAGTACAAGGGCGTTAAGGGTGATAGAAAACTACTATCAGAAATAAATGAGATACTAACTGAGAAAATAAATAGTCTAGTAAAAGAAGCAAGAGAGTACACTAAAATAGAAGATTTCAACATGGGATCTCCACAGCAATTAAATAAATTTTTTGAAGCTAAGAATTTTCCAATGGAGAAACTAGGTATAAAGCAAACAAAAACAGGATATTCAACTTCAAAAGAAGAACTTGAGAAGTTTATTAAGTTTAAGAAGTGGGGAGTACTACCTAAGATTGTAATAGAGTACAAAAAATACACCAAGTTAGCAGGTACGTATGTAGAGGGCAAAATTGGCAGTGATGAAGATGGTGGTATGTTAAAGCACTTCGATCAGAACGATAGAATACACACTAATTTTAACCTGTGGACACCTAGAACTGGAAGATACTCATCAAACAAGCCAAGTCTTCAAGTGTGGCCTAGACCTGTTAAAGGCTTACCTAATATTAGAAATATAATAATACCAACAGATGAAAACCATATGTTATTTGAAGCTGATTATCGTGCAGTTGAGCAATATGTTGTAGCATTACTTTCAAAAGATCCTGTACTTACTAAGAGACTTCAAGACGGTACAGATATTCATACGTATAATGCCGTAGAACTAGGTAAGAAATTAAGTACGATGCCCGATGAAATTACTTATAATATGATGTTATCAATGGTTAAAGACCTTGAAGAAACTTCACTTACAGAAGAAGAGTACTTAAATTACCAGAAACAGGCTAAAGAAATAGCTCCTGATATGGACTGGAAAGAAAAGAGGACACAAGCAAAAACTATTGGTTTTGGTCTAAACTACGGAAAGGGCGGTCATTCTTATTCAGAAGAGTTTGGTATAACTGAAGATGAAGCTGAAGAGATGATCGAAGCATACTTTTCTATTTATAAAGGTATGAAAAAGTGGAGAAAAGAAGTTATTGCAGAAGCACTAAATGAAGGATTTATAACACTTCCAAGTGGTAGGCGTAGAAGATTTCACCAAGCAACAGACTGGATTAACTCTAGGTACGCTTCAGATGATTCTAACGAAAGTGGACTAATTTGGCAGGCCAATAATCTAAGGCAATCGATAGAAAGACAAGCCTCTAACGCTCCGATTCAAGGTGGTGCACATGAAGTTTTCGAACCTGCACAGATAAGAGTTGCTAAAAGATTTCAAAAAGAAGGTATAAAAGCACGTATTATGTTGTCTATTCACGATGGTATTATAGGTGAATGTTTAAGAACAGATGCTGAAAAGGTGAGTAAAATACTAAGTGAAGAGATGCCAGTTACTTTTAATAAAGGTACTAAAAGCGAGCTAACACTTGATATTGACAAGGATTTCTATAAATGGGAATGGTATGGAGAAACAGTTAAAATTTAGGTTGTATATCTATAATTTTAGTTATAAATTTTAAAAAATGTGAGCGTGTATGGATTTTATTGAAGAATTTTTAAGTGAAAAAGATAAGAAATTTAGGGGTAGATTACTAATAGATTCAGCTAATATAAAAGACCTTTTAGCTAGAGGTGCAGTTGATATTTTTGATATCAATTGGATGTTAGCAGATGCAAAAGACCATATAAGAGAAGCGAAAAAGAACTTAGAAAGAAAGGAAATATTTACAATTAAGCAGATTTATAAAGACTTTGAAAACAAAAAGAGAGAAAACATTAATCTAAAAAAATTTACAAGTGAAGAACTAAAAAGAGAAGTTAAAATTAGAAAATCGTATGTAGATGCGCAAGAAAAATTAAACGAAGCTGAAAAAGTATTTGATTTTATAAAAGTTAAATACGATGCAATAAAAGAAAGAAACGAATTAGCAAAAGAGTTAGCTAAATATAAATCAAACGAAATGTACGCAGGTATTGCGTCTAGAACAAAAGGAAGTAAAAATGGGATTTAATCTAAGTCTAGAAGACACAAAAAAAGCAGCAAAAAAATCAAAAGAGTCAGCAACAGGTGGTAAAACAAGTTACCTAAAGCTAAAAGAACAAACTACGGGTGTAATTCTTTTACCTTCAGCAGATGGTAAAACTTTTATAAAAGAAATGTCTGTACACCAAGTTTACAGTCCTACAGAAAAAAGAATGATTGTTAATGTCGCTTCACCTGCAATGTTTGGTGAAAAAGATCCTATAAAAGATGCAGGATGGGCTTACCGTGAAAAGTATATGGAATCAGATAATAAGAAATTAAAAGAATTATGGAAGATGTTTATGCCTAAAGATGTAAGAATCGTAAATGCTATAAATGTAAAAGACATAGACGCAGGTGTTCAAGTTTTGAACATGCCAAAAATAGTTTTTGATAATGTAACTGAAGAAATACTTGAGTGTGAAACACAAGAAGAGTTAGATTCAATTTGTCACTTTGATAAAGGTAGAGTTCTAAAGATAAGGCACAATGGAAAAGACAGAATTAAAAAGAGATACGAAATTGCTAAATTTCTTAATAAAACAGCTAACTTAATAGAAAGCGGTAAATTTGATGAAGAGACTTTAACAGGAATGCTTTACAACTTAGATAAGCTAGTCCCACCTAAAGACGACGCTCAAGTTAAAGAAGCACTAGCTACACTTAAAAAAATGGCCAGAAAAATTGAAGAAGCTGAAACAGAATCTGTAGTTGAAGATGAAGATCTTGATAATGAGTTTGATGACGATGAAATTATTGAAGATGAATCAGCTGAAGAAGATGAATTCGATTTAGATTAATATACTAGTTATAAATTAATCTAAAAACGGGGTAGGTAATAGTAGGTCCAGTTGCGCAAGATGACTACCTACCCTTTATATCTAAACATATATAGGAAAATAAAATGAACTTAGAAACACTAAATCAACAGCAAAAACGAGCTGTATTACACATGGAAGGCCCCGCTAGAGTAATTGCAGGAGCAGGAGCAGGAAAAACAAGAGTACTAACACATAGAATAATAAACCTTCTAGAACAAGGTATAGCACCCGAGAGAATAACAGCATGTACATTTACTAAGAAAGCGGCAAAAGAAATATCTGAAAGAGTTGTTAGTATGTACGGTATAGAAGCAGATGAAGTTAACATGGCAACTTTACACTCTATTGGTTATCACCTTTTAAAGCGAGTTAAAAAAGACCAAGGAATAAATAAAATAAAATTAATTGAGTCGGGTACAACTTGGCTTTGGTTTAGTAACTTTATAAAGAAACATGATTTAAAAATAAAAGATGTAAAAAAATTATTAGGAGCTATAGGTAGTTTAAAGCTGAATATTATCAGTGTAGACACCTTAAAGGAACAACTAAAATCAAAACTAAGTAATAGTGCTTTTGATCATACTAATGATGATGAGGTAGCTATTTACTACGTATACAGACATTATCAATCTTTTTTAGCTAGTAACCAGTATGTTGATTTTTCAGATATGTTGTATGAGTCTTACGTTTATATGGCCAATCCTGCAAACGCTGAATTTACAAAAAAAATAGTGAATAAAATCGATTATCTTCTGGTAGACGAGTTTCAAGATACTAACTTGGTATCATACGAATTATACAAGATTTTAGGTTCTAAATATAATAACGTTATGGTTGTAGGTGATCCAAGACAGGCAATCTACTCTTTTCAAGGTTCAGACTGGAAGTTTTTAGACCATTTTCTTAAAGAGTTTAAAGCTATAGATATACAGTCACCTACTAATTACAGGTCAACAAAAACTATTGTAGATGCAAGTAACGTGCTTATTGCTAATAACTGTATACCTAATATACTTCCAACAACTACACCTAATATTGAAGGACCACCTATAACAGTAATGAGGTCATTAACTGAATTAGATGAGGCATTTAATGTTTTAGACCTTGTAAAAAAGAAGATATCTGAAGGCATAGAACCGGATGATATAGCTATACTTTACCGTGTAAATGCACAAGCCTACCCATTTATAGACTTGTTTACAGCTAACGACATACCCTTTGTTGTTCACTCAAAGGATAGTTTCTTTAACAGAAAAGAGATAAAGCAAATAGTTAGCTATATGAAAATCATAGTTAATCCTAGTGAATCTGAATATTTAGACTTTAAAAATGTAGCAAACGCCCCACTTAGGTATATAAAGAACGCTTCTTTAGATGAGATAGACGACAATATATCAAGTAGTTTTTATGATGCTGCAAAAAGCTGTCATATGTACTTAGATAATAGACAATCCAATGCTATCCATAAGTTAGTAATGGATATTGAAAACGGTATGCACTTAGCTAATAGTGGAGAAATGAGCACTAAAGACTTACTTTTTTATGTACTTAAAGACATTGGATTACTGGAATTTATGCAAAGTGAAGAGGGTAAAAACTCTGATTTCGCTAACAGTAAAGAGCATGACAAAATGATAAATATAGATGTTTTAATGGGTTTTGCTACTAAGTACGAAGATCCTAAAAAGTTCTTAGCTTTTGCTGAACAGATGAAAAAAGAAGACGCTGAAAGAAAGAAGGATACAAAGAAAAGAAAAGGTGTTCACTTACTTACAATGCATAGCTCTAAAGGTTTAGAATTTGATAACGTAATAATTGCAGGTGCATGTTCGAGACTAATGCCTTTTTACAAGAGTCATGGAAATGATGAAGGCTTAGAAGAGGAAAGAAGACTTGCTTATGTCGGAGTTACAAGACCTAAAAATAAGCTTTATATATCTGCTATAACAAAAACATTTGGTAGATACAAAGTCAAACCTACTTTCTACTTGTCAGAAATGGGCTTACACGATGCCTAACAAAACTTTGTTTATTGACGCTAAAAATACGTTGTATAGGCATAACTACACTTCTAACCTTACTGATCCACAGGGTAATAAGGTTAGTGGTGTTTTCGGTATGTTAAAGGATGTTACACAGCAAATAAAAATACATCAACCTGATAATGTAGTTATTGCTTGGGATGTAGGAAAATCTAAAGGCCGTTGCGCCCTATATCCTGAATACAAGGGCCATAGGAGTCAAAGCGATAAGGAGTTATTAGAGAACCTAGCTTATCAGTCAAAAACAGCTAAAACGTTATTTAAACATTTACCTGTAAAACAGATAGCTGTTCAAGATGTTGAAGCAGACGATATTATAGGGTTCTTATGCAGTAAGCTAAATGGTAACAAAATTATTTTTAGCAATGATTCAGATTTTTATCAACTTATCGATGAAAATGTGAAACAGTATGTTCCTAAACAGAAGACCACTTTTGATTTGAGTAAAATTGAAAGCAAGATGGGATTCAGCATGAAGTACTATCCTTTATGGAAGTCGATTGTAGGAGACTCTTCTGATAATATTGTGGGCGTGAAAGGTTGGGGTGTGAAAGCTGCAACGGATATAGTTAATAAAAATAAAATAGTTAAATTTACAGAAGAACAAAAAGAGATAATAAAACTAAACTTAAAATTGATAAACATCGGTGGTGTTTTAACAAGAGAAGACAAGTTAGAAATATATAATAAGTACAAAGAAGAGTCAGAAAAAATGACTAATACAGCTGTACTTAGGAAAATGTGTATGAAGCTTGGGTTTAAATCAATTTTAAGTAATTTTAATGGGATAGTGTATGAATACTCAAAACTTAACAAGCGAAGATGAAGAAATGTATAATAGAATAAACTTTCTAATAAACAAAATAGCTGAATACAAAATGGTTATAAGCTCATCAATAGAAGAGGGGTGGGAGATAAACTACCTAAACAAATACGAATTAGAGTTAGAAAAATTAAACGGGGGAATAAGATAATGACTAAGAAAGCAAGTAAGAAAACTACTAAAAAAGTTGAAAAAAAAGTTAGTCTTTTTGATGCTGTAAAAGCAAAAATGAAGAAAAATAAACCTAAAAGTATGTCAAACAAATCAGATAGTTTGATACCTTGGAAAATACCGTTTAAACACAGGGCACTTCAAAAAGCCACAGGTGGTTTATTAGGTGGTAAAATAATGATGATTGAAGGCTTTTCACAAACTGGAAAATCCTTTTTAGGTTATGAATTAATATCGGGTGCTGTCAGCATGGGTGGTACAGGTTATTTACAAGATAGAGAACAGGCTTACGAACCCGACTATGGTGCTAAAGCGGGTATGGATGATGACGATATGTTCTTTTATGATGATAGTGTACTAATCGAACCAACTTTTGATACTTGGGTTGAATGGATGAAGGCCACTAGGGAAGTAGTAAAAGATAAAAGTATACCGCTAGTTATAATGGACGATTCTTTTGCAGTTAGTAGATGTTTAGAGCAAGGTGAAAGTGATGAAAAAGGTAAGGCGTTGGGTTACGGTTCAATGAAAAAGAACAACGCCTATTACGATAGATTAGCTATGTTACAGCCTTTATTACAGGAATACTCTTGTAGCTTAGTAATTATAAACCAATTAACAAAAGACCACGCTGCAGGTATGTTTGCAGATCCGACTAAAAGAAAAGGACCCCAGCTAGAATATTTCTGTAGTCAGATACTTAGGGGCAAGGCAGGTCAAAAACTAGTGGTAAAAAGAAAGCTAAACTCTACTGAGAGAAAAGTTCAAGTAGGTATGACTAGTAACTGGGAGACAGCAAAGAATAGATTTGTAGAACCTATGAAAAAGTTTGGTGTAAAAATATACTTTAGAAAAGGTTTAGCTCCGTGGAGTGGCCTTGGTGATTTCTTAGTTTTAGAAGATGAAGTTAAACAAAAATCTATGAAAGATCCTGAAGACGGTAGGAAAACAATTAAAGGTTATACTTATGAAGGTCCAGAGGGTGAAGAATTTTTTCCTGAAAGTCAGATTAAAGATATGTGTAATAAGTATCCTCAAATATTAGAACCACGTTATACATCTAAGTTAGAAGACGATTTTGATAACGAAGTTGAACTAGAGGATTACGAAAGTGAAAAGGTGAAAATAAATGATTAAGGTAGTTCACGTAAATGACCTTCATATTGGCCTTGTAACAGACGGTATTGATAGAACACAAGAGATTATAAGTATTGTTAGGGACGCTATAAAACACGCTGTTAAGCTTCAAAAGCAAGGGTTCCTAACTTACTTTGTAATAGGTGGTGATGTTTTTAATAGTAATAATCCAAGTGAAAAGCTTATTCGTGATTTTATAGAAGGTATTTTAAACCCATTAAAAAAATTTAATTTACCAACATTTGTAGTGGCCGGAAATCATGACGCTATAGCAGATCCTGAAAGACTTTCTTGTTTAGGCTTTATAAAAAGCATAGGTAAGGGTTACGATAATATTACCCTGTTAGATGACATGCACGTTGAGAAAATTAAAACTACAGATTACGGCTATTTAAACTTTATATTTATGCCTCATATTACAAGAGCGCATCTAGAATTTGGTGAAAGAAAAGACGACTATTCAGGCACACAAGACTATATTGAGGAGTGGGCCAAAGACACTAAGAAAGAACTAGGCGCAGGTTCAGTTAACTACGTTTTTAGTCACTTAAATGTTAGAGGTGCGCATGGTGGTAGTGAAGAGAATCTTTTAAAAAAATCAGAAGCTTATATACCTGAAGCCTTTACATACACTGATAAGAACGGATTTACACGTCCACAAATAATACAATCGCATATCCACAGTAAACAAGTAACCGAAAACATTAATATTGTAGGTAGTCAGATGTACTGTGGTTTTGGAGAAGCTGAAACTGATAAATATTTTTTAGAGTTATCAATACCTACAAGTATGGGTGAACAAGAAAACTTCAAATATATTAAAACTAATTGTGTTCAATTCAAACAATTAGAGTTAAATTTAACGGATAAAGACTGGGATGGTGTAACACTTACAGGTGTTGAAGAAGTAAAAGAATTTTTAAGTAATTTAGATAAAAATAAAAAAATAGTTATTAAATTTGATCTGACAATTAACAGTAAAGAATGCTCTGTTAACTGGGAAGAGGAAAGAATTAAACTAGCTTGGGGTTCGTTGTGGGCCATTAAACCTATTGTTCCTAGGTTTGTTAACCAAAAAGTGTTTAGATCAATTGACCAAAAATTAGGTTTAGATCCTAAAGACGCAGTTAAGACTTTTTTAAAGAATAATAAACCAGAAAGAATAAAAGAAAAATGGAAGATAGCACAGAGGTATTTGTAATGAGTGAATTTAATTATATGGATTTAGCAGGAAAAACTAACAACACAAACTATGCTGAAATTAAACAAAGAATAGTTGATGAAGATATTATAGACGCTATGGCCTTTATGTTGACTACAGCACAAGACGTTTCAGGGTCACTTGATAAGCTAAAAAAATTAATCTACTACGGTAAAGAACCTGTAGAAAGCGTAATGGCACAAGATGAAGCCTTAGAAATAAAGCATGATGATGTTCTTAGTAAACTAGATGATCCAAAAATAATCGATATACTACACGGTGTTTTAGGCATGTACACGGAAGCAGGTGAGCTAATCGAAGCTATTAGAAACCACCTGTTTAAAGGTGAAGAACTTGACCTTGTAAACCTGAGTGAAGAAGTTGGAGATTGCTTCTGGTATAGTGCTTTAATAGCTAAGAACACAAACAAGACATTTGAGCAGATACAGATGACAAACATAAAAAAACTAATGAAAAGATTCCCTAATGGTTTTACAAATGAAGAAGCTAAAACACGTGATTTAGGATCTGAGAGAACTATATTGGAGGAATAATGAACTATTTTTTAAGTGATGAAGGTATGAGGGTTGAACTCAGTTTGCAGGATATTTCTGATTTGGTATTTAATCAAAGAGAAATAAACAAAGATAGTATAAAAATTGAGATAGATAAAATTGAATTATGCTTACTTGTTAAAAATGATGAGAACGGTGTAAATGAGAATGATTTAATAACGACGTTAAAGAGACTAAAATAATGCAAATAAAAAGACTGAAGATGACTAATTTTATGCGAATAAAAAACGCTGAATTAGATGACCTGCATACAAAAGGTGTAATGGGTATCCTAGCTAAAGGTATCGATGATGATAAGCGGTCTAACTATCTTGGAAAAACCTCAACTTTAGAAGCTTCTAGGTATGCCCTAACAGGTAAATCAAGAGCTTCAAAAGCGGCACAGCTTATTCATTTTGGTGAAGATCAGATGCAGGTTGAACTAGACCTTATTGACGACGAAGGGGTAATTTACCCTATTCGTAGGGGTGTTGACTCAAAAGGTAAGGGGTTACTAGAAGTAGGTTTTGGAGATAAAAAAAGAGAAGGGCAACAAATAATTAACGATCTTCTAGGTATTGATGAAAAAGACTTTGATTTGACTTTCTTTTTTCAACAAGCCGATATCAACGGGTTCATGTCTTTGGGTTCAGCTGAACAAAAAAAGATGATGATGAAATGGCAAAAAAATGATCACTGGCAAGAAAAAGAGAAAGCCGTAAATGAAGATATAAAAAAATATAAAGAGAAAATAAAAGAAGAAGAAATAATTCTTAGAAATTTAGAGCTAAATATTGGTAATGTAACGGATATTGAAAGCAATATATTTCTGATTAAAGAAGACCTAGACAATAAACAAAACGATTTAAAGCGTTGTAAGGCTAAACTAGAAGAGTTTAGTAATAAATCTAGTGTAAGTGAATCTGAATACAACAGGCTTTTAAAGCGTAGCTCAAGTTTATCGGATTCAATAGATAAGCACGTAACATACCTAAATAAGGTAGAAAGTACGTATGTAAAGATGGATAACTTACAAGACGAATTAGCTAACTCAAACATGGGTATCATAGACAAACGTATAGAGGACAGTTTTGAATTGTGTAATAAGCTACAAAACGAAGGTGTTAATTTAGAATCCAAGATATCTAAAATAAAAAATGCAGGTAGTGGTTTATGCCCTATATTAGATGAATCTTGCGATAGACTTAAACTGTCAAAAGAACAAATAGATAAAATGGACACGGACCTTGCAGCAATAAAAGATAAAAAGCTTAGTGCGTCTTTGGTATTACACGAACTAAAAGAAGAAAAGAAGAGTTATTCTGGTATGTTAGACGAGTTTAAAAAGCTTGAACTGTTTGTTTCAAAAGAAGAGACTACAATTGAGTTAAAAAAATCTTTAACTAGTGAACTAGAAGAAATATCTGTATCTATTGAAAATTACGATCCTGACTTTCACCAGAATAAAAGTAAAATAACTGATTTAGCAGACAATCTGGAGTATGAAATTAGTGATTTAAAAGATGAATTATCAATTTTAAATCATAAATTTGGAGAATATGAAAAAAACGAAGAAAAAATTGAAGAACTTAGAAGCTCTCTCATTAAAAGAAACACAATCCTGTCAGATTTACAGTACGTGTCCTTCACATTTGGGAAGAACGGCATACCTTCACTTGAGATTGAAAACTCATTCCAAGAAATCGAAGAAGAAATCAACTACATTCTTGAAGAAATTGATGAAACGCTTAGTATAGAGTGTAAGCCTGATAGAGAGTTAAAATCTTGGGAGGAACTTTGCTTAAGTTGTGGTACTAAGTTTGAAAAAAACACTAAAAAGCATGTTTGTAAGAAGTGCGGTACACCTAGGCGTAAAAAAAGAAAAGATGAGCTTCAACTAAATATAGTACAATCTGATAACGAGATGTCCTTTGAGATGTGCTCAGGGGGCTTGAAAACCATAACTAGTCTATGTGTTAGAACAGCTTTAACAATGCTCTTAAAACGTCAAAATGGGACTAACTTGAACGTCTTATTCCTTGACGAGATAGACAGTGCACTAGATGAATCAAACAAAGAGAAAATTAAAAAAATAGTTTCACAGGTTTTTATTAAAAAGTTAGGATTTAAACAGATTTTTTGGATATCCCATGATAAAACAATATCAGATTCTGTACCTCATACAATACTAGTAAAGGGCTACGAAGATCATAGTGAATTAGTGTGGATGTGAGATGAATAAGTTATATGTTGGTGTAGACGTTGGAAATAAGGGTGCTCTTTGCATCATGGATTCTAATCAAAAAATTTTAGAAGTTTTTGTTATGCCTACTTTTCAAAAGTACATGGGTAAAGGTAAAAAAGTTAAACTAAGAACATTTACTGACAATATAGCTTTAGTTAGGAAGTTCAGTGAATACGAAGGAAAAGGGTACAGTATAGTTTTTGGATTAGAAACTATATTTGCTTTAAGATCTGCTTACGGTTCCATGAATATGGGAATAGGTTACGGATTACTTTGGGGTGCTCTTGAGCAGTTTGGAGAAGTTAATTTCTTCACACCTGCAGAATGGCAAAAAAATATGTTAAATGAATATAAAAGTTTTATAGTTGAGCTAGATACTTCTGATTTAAAAGAGAATAGTAAGGAGTTACCTATAGGTCTAACAAGACACTTTTTTGGTAATGATATCCTATTAGCTACAAGTAGAAGTAGAGTACCCCACGACGGTATAGCAGATGCTATATGGATAGCAGATTATTTAAGGAGAACGGATAATGTCTGATAAGTGCGTAATGAGTACAGTAGGAAAAGTTGAGAGTTACGATAGAAAAAAGGGTTTTGGTTGGATAAAACCTTATTACGAACATGATATAGGTGCTTTTGTATCACATAGAAGCATAATCCAAGAGATGAAGGGAACTAAAAAACTTTTTCCTAATCAGGGTGTTAGCTTAGATCTTTATCAAAATGATAGAGGGTTTGAAGCAAAAAATGTAATTGCTCTGAGTCAAGAAGAGTATGAAAATATATTAGGTATTTTAGAAGATAACAAATTTAACAAGGAAGGTTAACATGGCCAAGGATATTGTAGCTAAAGTAAAAGAAGTTAGATGGTTTACAACAGAAGTAGGGTTCGTTAAGCCACTAGTTTTATTAAATAAGATGCATAAAAGACACGGTGTAGAATTTGATTCAATAGGTATAGCAAACGCAGGAACTATTGATAGATTAGGATTAAAACCAGATGCTACTGTTAAGATAACAGTAAATAAAAAAGATAAATCGTTAAATGTAAAAAAGTTAGACAGTGAAAGTGGTGCAATATTTCCATCGGGTTGCCCTACTTGTGGCAGTAAGTTAATTAAAATAACAGATGATGATTTGGCCTGTACAGGTGAATTTTGTGCAGCAAAAAGTAGAACACCTATTGCAAAATTAGCTTTAATTTCATTTGAAGATGATGACTTTCAAGTATCTGATATATATAGATACCTAGAATCGTTCCCTATAAAAGGTGATAAATCTAAGTCGTCTATTACATCTATACTACAGTTTATTCAGGGTTTTAGCGAAGCAGGAAAAAAAGATACCAATGCTAGGGATGAAACACTAAAAAACGTCTATGGTGACTTCTATGAAAAAGCTAAAGAAATAGAGACAAGATTTGATAAAAAGTTTAAAGCAGGCTTAACTCCTGAAGAGTTCTGGTATGTTGCAAATATAAAAAAAGTTGACCTAGAAGAGATAAAAAAACTAAGCGTTATTAACTTTTCATCTCTAGCTAGAGCTTCATTTGAAGAGCAATTAACCGTGTTGGATATCAAGAAAGAATCTAAAATAACAATCGGTGTTAACAAGCCTTACTTGTATCAGCTTAAAAAGTTTTTTAACGCAATACACACAAAATAACAGTAAAAATTTGCCATTTCATATCCTCTACCTAATACTACTGTATAAGCAAAAAACTAAGGAAGGTGGAGGCTATGGAATTCAATTTGAAGTCCTTAAGTGTCGAGCAAAAAAGAATATACAAGTTATATCTTAAGCTCCTAAAAAGTAAAAATTGCAGTGGGCGTGTGTTACAAAGAGATCTAAACGAAGTCGGAATAATTAGGACTCTTGTTAGAAAACATTTTTTAAAGATCGGTAATTTAGAAAAACTAGCACTGGAAAATAAACCAGAGCTTTTTCCTCCTACTTACTACTTTAATAGTAGAACTAACCACCACGATAAAGAACATAGAAAAAACGCTGTAGTAGACAGTTACGTTGAGGTATTAAAGTCAAAGAATCGAAAAGGTTCACCTTCTTTAATTGATCTAAGAGAAGCGGGAGTACCTAGAAACAGAATAAGAGATTCTTGGGATACTTTACTAAAACTAGAAAAACATGTTTTAAAGCTTCACCCCGAATTATACCCCGAAGGATATAAAGCAGGAGAGAGTAGAAAGATATTTGATAAGCGTGAAGGTCTTTATTTTTACGTTCAATTAAAGAAAAAACTTAACAGGATACCTACTAGAAAAGAGCTTATAAGTATTGAAGAAGGGCCTTCTAGTAGTTGGTTTGGTAAGTGGTTTGGCGGTGTTGCAGATATAGAATCAGCGGCTAGAGTTGAATTTCCAGAAGAGTTTAATGACTATTCAGTAAAACAATTAACAACTAAAAAAAGAATTAAAGAGTTAAGATCAGATGTAAAAAAATATGATCGTTTTTTAATTACTACAGCTGTAACAGGTTGTGATGTAGATGTTCCTTTTTATGAATCACTTAAAAGACTAGCTAAAAAGAAAAAAGCTAAGATACTAATTATAGTTTGTTCGGATCCTGCAAGAAGTAAAGATTCTTTAAACAAGTTAGGGCATATCGATAAAATACTTGCTGAAAATGAAACAGTTATTATTGAAGACACAGCACTAAATGAAAACCTTCATATATCCACAATTAAATTATCAGCTAAACAAATAAACCCCTTAACAGGACTTGATAGAATAGGTAAAAAACAGGGTTCGTTTATATACGCTGCACCTAAGTTCTTTTTAAAATATGTGGCCGTTAGAAATGGTAAAGACAAATTACCGCATTGTTTAATGACTACGGGTGCTATAACAAAAGACGATTACAGAAGTGAAATGTACATGAGTCAAAGAACGGCTTATGTATCTGAGTTTGATCACAAACTTGGAGCTGTATATGTTGAGATTGAGAACAAAAAACAATATCACTTTAGACAAGTTCAATGTTTGAATGATGACGGGGAACTTACACTTGACGGTGTAAGATACCACCCCAAAAAAGAAGTAATAGAACGTCCAGAAGCTTTTATTATGGGTGATATTCATATCGGTGCAACTTGCCCTAAAACAAGACAAGCTTGGATAGAAATAATTAAAAAATTTAAACCCAAAAGAATCGTACTTCATGATGCCCTAAACGGACATTCTATAAATCATTGGATAGAAAAAGACATCATAGCTAAACACATACAAACTAAAAACGGACTTGATTGCCTTGATAGGGAATTAAAAATGTTTGCAGAAGAATTAAAATTTTGGAGTGAGTTAGCAGAAGAAGTAATCATGGTTCCTTCAAATCATAATGACTGGTTAGATAGATGGTTACGAGCTGCAAAGTACGCTAAAGATCCTAAAAATCACTATGTAGGGGTTTGCTTGGCCAAGGGTGTATTAGAAGGCCACCATACTTTAAAATTTGCTGTATCAGATTATTGTGGCCTTGATTTACCTAACGTAAATTGGTTAGGTAGAAATGATGACTATTACGTTGGTGACGTTCAAATAAATTGCCATGGTGATGCGGGAGTAAATGGTTCAAGAGGTTCTTTAATATCTATGGAATCAGCTTACGGATCTAGTGCTTCTGGCCACAGTCATACTGCAGGAATTATAAGAGATGCTTGGGCGGTAGGTACTTCAACTCACCTACAAGAAGGTTATAATAACGGACCTTCAACTTGGACTAATACATCTATGCTTATTTACAAAGATGGTAGTAGATGTTTATATAATGCTATAAATGGGAAGTGGACAGATGGAAGAGATTAACGAAAAATTACTGATACTTCAACAAGAGTGCGCAAGTGCTAAAAAACTTGATGGTGATTTACGAAAAAACTTTATTGAGATGTTCAATATTGGCAATGAGCTAGGTGATATTTATTTTAATGAATACAACCTTATATTTTTTGATAAAGAAACTTTTGAAAGTGTTAGATATCTAATACCGCAGCATGAAGTTGTAGTATCTTTTGAAGCAACAGAATACAAAGAATTCATTTATGTTATTCGTTATTTTCAGGACTTGGTGCTGAATGAAGTTTTAAATTAAATATCTATTTTTCAACTACGCTTAAAGCCATATCCAAAACATGATCTTCTATATCCCATATGAAATTAGTTAAGTCAGCTTCATCGGTAAATAAAAACATACTATTTCCATCGATTGCTCTTATAGCTATACGATATTCAATTTTATTTTTCATATTATCTCCTTTATTTGTGATTTTCAGGACTTGGTGCTTAATGAATTTCTGGCGTTAGATAGTTAACTATAAATTCTATTAATTCTTCGGGTTTACTTGGTAATGATGCAGATACTATATCAGTGTAAAAAAGGTGATAGCAAAAATGTTTAACATCTTTTCTATCCATTCCCGTTCTTAATGCTACTTCTGAATATATGTCGATAGATGACTCTTTATTTTTCATATTATCTCCTTGATTTGGGATTTGGGAATCCAAACTCCTTTAAAAGTTCCTTGTGCCTCACTCATTGATTCTAATTTAGCAACTATTTCTTTAGCTGAATCCATCGTTGGCCTTGGAAGTCCTATTTTCATAGCACATACGGGGCCTATACCTGTTGCTCTACTAATATCATTATTTAATTCTCTACCACAACAACCGCATCTACTTGCTATACCACCATAAAATTTAGCATCTACTTGAAGGGCCTTTTCTGTTTCTCTATATACTTTTAATATTTTTAAATTTCTAAAAGCATATTTTGTGTTGTTATTTTCTTTAAAAACTCCGGCATACCATTTTGAAACTTCTAAAATTTTACCAGTGTATTGGCTTTCAATACCCTCTAATTTAGGTGTAAACTCTTCTTTTTCAACTTCTTTGGCCATACCTACGTAATCTAAGGTTGCCATCCAGTAAACATGACAACCTTTGAATTTTGATTCTAATATTGTTTCTAGCATAGGGTAAGTTTCTTCATTAACTATTTTAAACCAAACTTTATGATCCCAGTTAAATTTAAAATTAAATTCGTTTTTAATTTCATTTTTATACTTTATAGAATTTCCTAAAATTACCGCTATACCCATTTTTTACTCCATATCTTTAGGTTTATTTTTTAAAGCCTTACCTTCAATTTCAAATCTTGAAAATTTAGCAGGTCTAAACATAACCATTGGTGTATCGTCGTCCTCTTCGTTTAAAGAGAAGATTTCTAGATTGTCTACTAGACTCATTCTAAAATATTTTTGAGTTTCTGAAATAGCTAGATCAGGGTAAGCTTTTTTTAAAGAAGGTTCAACTTCAATGCATAAACTTTGGGATCCAATTTCGTGCGCTAGACTCAGAATTTGCTTGTCTAATTCAGCATACTCTTTTTTCATTCTAGCTTTTTCATTTAACAAATTTAAAAGTTTTTCTTGTTCAATTTTTCTCATTCACAATCTCCTTTACGTTAACTTATAACTCAGTGTATCATAAAGGTTGCCTTAAATCAACAAAAAAAGGGCCTTTTCAAGCCCTTTATTTTAGTTTTTATAAATTTTAAATTATCCTCTAATAACAAAATAATAATCGAAGGCTAAAGGATTTACACCATTGTAACCTGTACCGTTTGCATAATTATCGGTTTGCGTACTACCTACACCGATAGCGTTAAAAGCAGTTACCCCACTTGTACCCGCTGAATAACTTATGTGCATGTAATACTCCGTTGAACCACTTAAAGCTACAGGTGATGCGAAAACAAAAGTAACTGCCTCCGCTGTACTTGTAGCAGGTAGCCCTGCATTTAAAATAGTGTCAGAAGTACCAAGTAAAGTAGTTCTAGCCGGATCATCAAATATTTCTACTTTAACTCCACCTGTCCATGAACCATATGTTCCTAAACCCAAAATTATTTCAGAAACACTAGCATTACTAGCTAACTGAAAGGTTTGACCCTTACTGGACGATGACGCTGTTATAGTAGTACCTGTATTTAACGAACCTAAATCAGATGAATTATCTACTAGATCAACTATACCACCTAAAAACACGTCAAAATCACCAATTGTTAAATCACCTCTTAAAAGTTTTAAAGAACCATTATCAAAATCCAATATTGTAATCGATTGAACTTCCCAAGTATCTCTTGCTTTTAAACTTGGATTAAAACTTCCTACAGGTGTTGCTTCAGAAGCATCAAATGCTACATCATTAACTTGATTACCCTCAGGTGTTTTATACGTTATAAATATTTTATTCCAATTATTTTGATCTGAAAAATAACTATCAGCTACAACTTTAGTATCTGAAGCTAAATCAGCTTTGTTTAATGTTATTACGTTTTCAGTACCTTTATCTATTGATACAGGTTTAGTTATAATTGCCATTTTAATTCCTCCATAGAATTATTTAGTTGTTCGTCCTTACGTTATCTATCTACTACATCTAGTCTATCATCAAATATGGCTATCTCTCTATCACCACTTGGAGGTGCACCAAAATCAATTGTTATCTTAACTGATTGATTATCACCACGTTTTAAAACCAATGTATCCGTGTCTAAAAGCCTTAATTTAACTCTTCCTAGTATTGGATTACCATCTATAGAAACAGGAGTGTAAGCGTCTAAACCACCCCAAAGCCTAATGTTACCATCAAGTATTTCATCACCAACACCGTTATGCGAAACTGTAGTAGCAGGATTTGCTGTATTCCAATTTAGTACAATTGTATCCATATCTGTAACACCATCAAAAGGAAGTACTATACTATTTCCTGAAGCTCCGGCTAAATCTGCTACTATTTTTAAGCTACCTTCTTCGTGATATGCCTTTGTTGCAGGCAATTCAGTCATGTCTAAAATCATCTTAGACCTGTTAGCTTTTGAAAGTTCAATTGTTATATTAAAAACAGCTGTTAGATCCATAGGATCGTTAGAGTATTTACCTCTAAGCTTAAATACAGGTGATGTGTCTGAACCTTTTTTTATTACTAGTCTGTCGTTAACTATCTTCATTATGCACCTCGATAATATGTTCAGGTTCTTCGTTATACATTACAACAAATTCGTCATCACTTGGAGAATTACTAGTCCCACCACTTGAAATAACGCTGTCTGATCTGACAAAAGTATCTAAATCACGACTATAGGTATCATCCGTTGTTAGTCCATCAAGTTCGTACACCGAGTATTGTACAGATATTTCATCAGTAGGAGGCATTACTAAGCTACTATCTTTGAACATGCCGCCTCCGATATGTACTAGTTCAATTTCTTGAATAAAAATACCGCTAACGTCCCTTACTAGGCCTTTAACAACCCTAGGTAGTGAGTCTTCACCATCCGATAATTGAATATTTAGCCTTACAGGTTCACCTACTTTTACGATATTTGCCGCTGTACCCATTTAGTTCCTCTTTTAAAAAAGAGGGTTAGCCATAAAGACCAACCCCCCCGTACTTTATAAAAACCTAATTAGATTTTCTTAAAAAGGTGTCTAACTTCGATTGATAAGTCGGTTGCATTTTTAGCAATTCCAACTAACCAAATGTTGCTATTCCCACCTGAAGGTCTAGTAGCTGTTAATCCAGTACCGTCCCAGTAGTATTCATCACCTGCAACAGCACCCGTAAGAACTCCTGCTAAAGATTTATCAAATCTAGCAACTTTAACTTCGTTTGTTGCAAGAGCTGATTCAAGTGCTACACCGATACAGTACTCATCAACTGTAATATCAGAATATGGTAAAACAATATCATTTGCACTAATGTAAACTAAATCACCTGCAGTAACACCACCTGTACCGGCCGTATAAGTAACCCCACCACCTGCTACTGCAAGATCGTAAAGTTCATTATTTACACCTTCTTGGTTTTCAGCTGTAAAGTAACTATTAGCATCTTCGATACCAATAATTGAAGCACCTTCACCTGTAGCCGTAGAAGCAAGTTTAGAAGCTTCAATAGCTTTTGCATCAGCTGCGTCGATTGTGAAATCAGCTGCAAAATCAACATCAATTAAACCTGCGTTATCAACTAGACCTGTACCAACAAGGTCGGCAACTTCAACAGCTAATTGACCCGTAACAAATTTAAGACCAGAAGTTGTTGCAATATCAGCTGAAACTACACCACCTGTAACATCAATACCGTCACCACCAGAAACTCCTGAAGCAACTGCATTAAAGAATACAAAGCTGATTGAATCAGTACCAATAGTAGCAACTGATTCTGTCTGAACAAAGAATTTACCTGCGTTAGCAGTACCATCTTGAACAGGAACGTAAGCACCATTGATTTCGTTGATAGGAGAAGTTTGATCAAAGTCAGTAGCTCTTACCGCTGCACCTGTAGCTTGAACGATATAAATACCATTTTCTTCAGATAGTGTTTGATCTTTAACTAAAACTCTATCACCTGCAACTAATGTAATTCCATCAATAACGTCACTAGCTTCTAATTCAGTAGCTAAATCAACGTTTGCAACCGTAGCAACTCTTACTGCTTCTTTAGGTGCAAGACCTTCAGCAACAGAATCAACATATGCTTTAGTCGCTGCATCTTGTGCCGCTGTAGGATCAACTAAGTTAACAATCTTGTATAAACTAGTCATATCAAGATCTGCAGTTAAAGTATTTGAACCATCTCTTTGTAAGTATTGAGGGTGATCATCTGCTGAAAGGTTTAAAAGACTACTATGGTCAATTTCAGAACTTAAAGAAGCACCGTCAATCATAGAATTATCAATTACACCCGCAGCGTCTAAAATAACAGGTTTTCCTGCATCCGCAACACCTGCACTAGAATTAATAAAACTCGTTTGAGAGAAATATCTAGAATCATGGTGGTGAAGACTTGAAGCGTCCTCATTGTTAATTAAAGAACCTAATGCAGCATCTGTTAATGTGTGGTTTGCCGTTGCGAAAGAAGCAAATTGTACATCATCTGTTGATGGATCGTGCTCCGACTTGTGGGCACCCGGCCCATACTTAATTACTCGAATTAAAGCCATTCTAATACCTCCGTTGTATTATAAGCTGGTTTGTATTTTTCCTCTTACTTTATTTTACGATTTTACCAGTCATACGGTCATATTGTATCATATCGTTACTTTTAACACCATATTTCTGCTTAATCTCTTCTATGTACTTAATCATTTTTGCTTCTACGTTTTTATGTTTTTCATCATGCTCTCTAATTACTTTATCTTGTATTCTTATATCTTGCTCTAATAACTTATATTGAAGTTGTAGATTCTCTGCTTTTAAAGTTAAGTTAGCTCTATATTGCTCCTTAACATTCATTTCAGCTTTTACCTGATTAGTTTCAGCATAAAGAACTTCCATGTTCGCTATCTCACTTGATAGTAATTGTCCGTTCAGAACATTTTCAGGAACTATTTCTTCTTTTTCTACCTTCTTCTCCACTTTCTTAGATACTTTCTTTTTTTTAACTGCCACGATTTTCCCCTTACGTTAACTTCTAATAACTATATTTGTTGGATCAATATCAACCCAAATTTTATCGCTTGATAAACCATAACCCACTTGCTGAATAACATAACTAGCGCTTACTGGGATATCAGTCTGAAGTTCACCTGCTTCTATAGAACTGATAAAAAAATTATCCCTCGGTATAACTCCCGTGTAATCTTCATCTATTAATTTATCCGTGATTATACATTCAGTACTTGTTGGTTTTTTTGTTACTTTTCCTATTGCAGGCATAGTTGATAAGCTATTTGACTGTGCCTTATCAAGAACACCGTCCGGTCTTATATATACATAATCACCTACCTCAACATCTCCGTTGCATGGTAATTTAAACTGGGTATTAACACCCTGTTTGTATAAAACTCCTGACATTACTTTACCTTTATCGCTTTCTTGTCATTATATTGTAAACCAAAAATAATTTTTTGTAAAAATTACGGTTGATCTAGTCTAATTCTGTTCTGGTTAGCCATAACGTACAACTTACCATTTGGTACACTTGGAGAAACGATATCTCCAACATCATAAACTGCGTTAGCTGTCCAAATAGGTGGGTTAGTAGCATCATCGTCTATATTATCCCAAACTATATCTAAATCTTCTGTAAGTGCCTGATCTAACGTTTGCCAAATGGGTTCCGTACTTCCTGATCTAAAAGGAGAAGGTGTACCTTGAGCTTCAAGTATAGTGAGGTCAAAAACACCCTTATTATCAGCTACAATTAGACCATCATCCAGTTCGTTATCACCAAAAGTCCAGTCATTCAGAAGAGCTGAAGCAAATATATGAAGATTAGGATTTAAAACCGATCCATTATTATGGTATTGAACAGCTTGAGAAGTATCAAAGTACTCACCCCAAACTTCAAATTGAGCTATTGAACCTCTACAACCTTGGTCTAAAGGTGTTAATTCATTGGCCGTAGGATTAGCTACATAAACATTATTTACAGCTACTTCATTTAATCCTAGTATTTCTTGCTCTTTTACACCATCTATGAATAAACGACATTCTTCGTAACCACCTGTTGCTATTGCACCTGAGTAACTTAGAATTAAACTATGCCAGTTACCATCATCTATATTAACACCATTCACTAATTCTATTGAAAAACTACCACCAGTATGAGCGGCTAGGTACAGAAATCCCGATGCATCAAGATAAACTTCTGCATCACCACTATTTAAACCGTAACCAATACTCATTAAGTAATTTTTTGCACCTAATGTTTGTGTAGTATCATATTTATACCACATTGAAGTAGTTAGATGGGTTTGAATCGTACCCCCACCAAGTTGAAGTGCACCCTGAAGTGGAAGTAACCTGTATGAGTAAAAACCGTAAGAGTCTGTTAATAATATATCAAATTCTACAGTATCTAAATCAGATCTATAAACATCTAAAGATGAATTATCAAAACCGTAGATTGAAAGCATCCGTATTTGAAAGTCATTTTCAGCAAATTCAGAAGGTGTAAAATCACCAAAAACAACAGGATCGGGTGCTACTGCAGTTATAAAATCATCGTTGGGATCAAAAACAACCTTTGCAACGTTACCATTAGGAACAGTTACGTAAGTCAACATTATAAATCGCCATCTCTTAGTATTGCTATAGTACTCATTAGCTGCCACTACTGGGTGTAATAATAATTGTTCTTGATCTAATTCGAGTTGGTTTAAATCACCTTTACGAATAATGCTTGGTTTTACTATAATAGTCATCTTATATCCCTTGTTTCTTGTAAGTATAGCAACGAATTACAATATTAAAAGTTATTTAATAAAAACCCTACCAAAGTGGGCCACTAAAGTCTTCTTCAACATAATATATAAAGACATTATGTACAAATTGGCCTTTATTTAACTCACCAACTCTTCCATGTTGATGATAAGTCCCACTCATAAATATTGCTTCATTATTGTTTAAATTATATATCTTGTCATTTATTTTTAATCCCCACTCACAATTGCTGTCTATTGATATGTTTATCATATATTTGCACATATCACGGTCATAATGATCGTACATATTACCTTTTTCCGAGTACATAGCGAGTATAGTAAAGCTTGGTTTAAGTTTTATCCCAAATACTTCTTCAGCTTTTTCTTGGTATAAAAACTGAATTTTTTTTAAGATTTGAGGATCTACAGTCATTTTCCTACCATCAAATCGATTATCTTTAAACATAGGGTCATCACTTGATTCAATGTAGCTTATAACCTCTTTTAATTCCGACATTAGATTATCGCTCAAAAAATCAGGTATTTTAGAAATATTTATTTCATGTGAATCATCTAGTATTTCTTGTTTCATTTTATAAACTCATTTCTCGCATGTTGAACGTTATTATTATCATCTAAGAAAAAGAACTTAAAGACAATTGCGTATCTTCTATCAGGTGCACCAATTGTAGTACTCCTACCGCTGTGCATTGTATTACCATCAAATATAAGAACCCTTCCCGACTTGGGTATAATAGTTTTTTTAATTTCGTTATCTATATCATATATGATAGTTTCACCACCCCAATTAGGTTGCCAATTTGGATTACAATAAAGCATAACTGTTGGTGTTGTACTATCTGTATGAGTTTTTGTTTTTTGATCCATACCATATGAATGAACATAACACTTTTCTAAACTTACTTTATAATTAAGTTCATCCCTAAGATACGCTTGTATTTTGATATAAAAATTCATTTTCTTAACTTCTTCATTATCGTAGTAGTGAACAAAAGACGTTTCATAGTCTTCTTGATCAACTTTAGATTTATGCCCCTGCTTATAAGAAAAAGTTTTTAAGCTTCTATGTATCATGGCCACATCAATAGTATTGAATAAACCGTCTACAACTTTTGGATTATTTTTTAAATCTTCATAGTCATTAATTAACAAATTTAAACTCCTTTTCAGGATATTGATATTGCTCGTTGCCTTGTTCATCTATAAACTTAAATCTGCTTGCTAATACTAGGCGGTTTAAACCTTTAGCATAGTGAGTGCAAGGTCTTGCGTAATGTGGCCTATTACCATTAAATATAACCAATCTTGCAGGTGAAAATCTTACAGAGTCTATTACTTCATGATTATCATCCATTAACCAAGTTTCTCCTCCCCACTCTGGATTCCACTCTGGATTAGCATAATAAACGGTTGAAGGTGATGTAAAATCTACATGATGTGATGATTCAGAAGAGAAGTTATGTAAATTAGCATGAGCTTTTTCTAAAACCACTCGGAAGTTTAGAGACTCTACTACTTCTCTTATTTTTTTAAATAATGACCATTTTTCCAATAATTTTTGATCTTCAAAAAAATGAGATAGATTGTGATTTCTTTCATTCCTAGAAATAATTGAACTCGAAAATGTAAATTTTTCAGAAAATAAACGTCTATAATATAATTGTTTATCTAGTTCTGATAAATCCAAATCTATATATAATAACCCATACTTATCTAAAAGTTCTATATTATTTTTTGTATGTGAGAACTCTTCGATTATACTAGGTGTTATCCTAGTTGCCATACTTACCAAGAAAACTATCTATTACTTTTTGCTTTCTAGTTACTTCATCATCTTCATTTTCTTGCAGATTATTTGCTTTATCATATTCATCTTTAACCTGTAAAAAGAAGTCTTCAATTTGTTCTTGAGTTGGTTGCTTGATTGGTAAATCCCACATAAAAATAGTTGCATCTGCTAGTTGTTCACCTGTTACATTATCAACTGAAGCTTGAAGTAAATAATCACTACCACCTCGTATGCCCGGAAACATTGATTCAATAGCAAAAGACATTTGTTCTAATTCCATACGCACTCTCCTTATTTTACTTTTTTTATATTTACGCGGTCTGCAACTATATGCTGTATAACACCGTTATTTTCTCTGATACATTCGTATCTATCATAACCTATTTCCCATCTTCTTAAAACAAGATAATTGTCACCATTTAGATTACTGTTTTCATGATTTAGTATGCTTACACGATCCATTTTCTCAAAGACTGTGCCATTCATATCTTCACCAAGTTTTTTAAAATCAAATTCTAAATCATTATTATCAATCATAGTTCTATAAGTCTAAAATAAAAATAATAATTATAGGCCGTCCAAGGATAGCCGCCATCATTTAAGTCACCACCACCTGCACCAATTATTCTAACTCTGTATAAGTAGTATTGTGAACCCTTCCATGCAACACCATTAGTTACCGTGGGTGCTCTCCCACCTGATCTTGTATAATACGGGCCTAGTCTAAAATCACCACTAACTGTAGGAGGTGACATTCTTTGTAAATTACCATTAGTAACATCGGTATTGAAATTATCTGTGGAAGTGAAATCATTTTTTACTATATAAGCATCGGTATTATAAGTTAGAATAGAACCTTTTAAGTATTTTTTAAGAATTTTCCATTCTGTGAAATAATCCTTTTTTAAAGGATCTTCCGATTTTCTATATTTTATAGGTGACTTTGCCATTTTAGTCCTTTTTAATTTCTTTAACTCTCATCCAGTGTGCAAAACTTGATCCTGTTCTCCCGCCGTCGGGGTAGTTAGCTGCACCATTACCATACATCCTATAACCAACAACGAACTTATCTACTGGACAAATAAGGCTAACATCACCATTACCATAAGCCCAACCTGTTCTATCACTAATAGGTCCAATGGTGCTGACTGAACCTGTCATATCTAATTTATTAAATTGACCTAAATTACCAAGATTAAAATCCTCTTGCGCACCTGTATTACTAGAAACAAAGTTCTTTTCAGCTCTGTAAAATATATTATTTTGGTATATTACTTCACCTTCGTTATATGCCGTATTAGTTTCAAAATCATATATGTATATATGACCATCATCTTCTCTATAAGGTAAAAAACTACTCATTTAATCCACCGTGTTTAATTTTTGAAGTCTTAGTATAAATCCAAATCTTACAGTAACTCTACCACCATCGGACCACCCACCATTATCTGAATTTGTAGCTCTTGGTGCGTAACCTACTACTATTTCATTTGAACCATGACTTGATTCTCTATATCCTGTATCTCTACTAGGGGCTGCGTAATGACCTGCGTAAGCAATATAAGGGCCAATATCCCTAATACCACCTGCTACTATTCTTCTATCAAGTCTGATAATTTTACTACTTGATAAATCGCTATTTATATTGGAAGAAGTATGATCTGTGGTAACTCTGTAAAGGTAGTCATCATCAATAAAAACATTACCTGTAAACATGGCTTGATTTGAAACCCATGTACGAATTACAGCACGTTTTCTTCTATCATCTCCTGCTACAATAGTCTTACCCATTATTCACTCCAACCATCACTAGTTCTAACATAAATATACATTACATTACCGAATTTTTGACATTCAAAATCTATTTTTTTGTCTTCACTTGGATCAAATAAAACTGTATATGTTGATGTTCCTGCAACTGGGTTACTAATACCACCTTCTGAAGGAATACCTAAAATTGTTATTCCTGAAATACCTTCGTAATCTGTTTCAGGTGTAATAACTAAAGACACCGTTGAAGCCGCTTGTGATTTAATAGCAAGTGAAAACTTACGGCCCGGCCTTAGTTTTTGTATATTTAAGTTTGTAGTTATACTCACTTGAGTTTTAAAGAACGTATATGTTTCAGCACAAACAAAAGATGGTCCTGTAGGTGCACCTGCTTCTCCAAAAGGAAATAATGGGTTTTTTCTAAGTGTAGTTAGATCACTTTCATATGTTGCTCGCATAGTGTGTCTAATATAATAATCATAGTCACCTGTACCAATAGTTTCTGTTGGAATTAAAGGTAGTCTAAATTCATCAACTAATTCACCACCTGTATTATAGTCTGTACCTAAAATTTCATATAACTTTTCATAACCTAGTATAGTTCTAACAGTTCCATCACAAGGAAGTAAACCATATGGATTTGAACCTGAAGGCCATCGTTCAATCTCACCAATACCACTAGTTGATTGTCCTGCACCACCTAAACCTGTTGGCCTGTGAAGCATTGTATGAATAGCTGTTCTACTTTCTACATAAAATAAAGGGTTATCATAACCTTCCGTAGGTGCTATAGGAGTTGCATATCCTTTTCTAGTTTGTGATGAAGACTGAGTTATTATTGAAGGATCTGTTACAATTACAAATAATTCAGAATCAACTTCAAGATGAACTAAAGAACCCAAAGCTGTTGCTCTAAAATTCGAACTTAAATTTGCAAAAGATACAGCTAAATTTTCTGCTCTTTCTTCCGTTGTATTACCTACAAGTGTTACTGCAGGAAAACCTGAGATTGTAACCGCTGAAGGTGCTATACTTAGTATCTCTAAATCAACACCATAAAAAGGAGAAAGATAATAGTATTCACCTTGATATTTTGGTAATGGATTAGGGTATATGTCACGTCCAAATTTTGTAGCTGTAAAAACATTTGGAAGTGTTTCACTGAATCCAGTTACTAAGTGTGTTGCTAAAGTTAATTCACTGTCTGCTTTAGCTCCCTTCCAATTTCTTTCAAAAGGATCGGGATTACCACCATCAAAATAAATACCTTCTAATAATTGGAATCCGTGATTCGATTGACTAACTTCAAAAGAAGCACTACCACCACCACTAGCTCCAACTCTTTTTCTAATATCTTGGGGTGTTACCATTATTCTGTTGTTTGGAAGTGCGTAACCAATTAATATATCTGTAGCTGATTCACTGATACCACCTAAAACAGAAGGGCTTAAATATAAATTTGTGTATGGATCAGAAGTATGATTAAAGTCTATTATACCTCTGAAAACAACCGTTTTTCTTTTATCTGAGTAAACACCTACAGCTATTTCTTTTTCTGTACCATCAAATAAAGCCTGTCTATATATATTATTTATAGTATCAAGATAAACAGCGTTGTTATCATCAACATCTTCTGTTGCAGGAAAATTATCTATTAATTGACCGTTATAAGATCTTTCAAGAAATTGATCATAAATACCAAATCGTTCAAGGTTTTCTTGAAGATGGGGGTGAGCATTAAAGTCATTATTGTGATCATTTATTTCATTAGCTTGAGTATATAAAAATTGATAAATATTATCTACTGAAGTATTTATAATTCTAAAAGAAAATCTTAGTGTTAAAGAGGCTGCAGGTGAATAAAGCTCTGTTATATCCGGTTGGCCAATTGCAAAAAGATATTCAACATCATTTTCATCAAATGCGTAAATATAAATTTCAGCTGCACTTTTTACACCTGATACTGGTAAAGTAGTTATTGCGTCAATTGCATTAGGAGGTATATTACAGTTAATTTGAACCGTGTTTGCATCAACTTTTACAGCACTTGAAATTAAAGATTTAAACCACTCGGAGTTTGATGTAGTTCTTGTTACATCTAAAACACCTGAAGTTTCTGATACACCAAAAGAAGATATTCGTATAAAAAAACCTTGTTCAGCTTGGGCCAGTATTGATTCTTCAACACCTGAGTTCGTTATTACTGAGTTTACTGTACTTGCCATTTTATATCCTTAACTAAAGTCTTTTCTTTCTATATGTTGTTTTGCGTAAGCTTCTTTTTCATAACTAATATTAAAATACGCTATTGATTGATTTCTATATTTCTTATAAAGCATAATATATTCTAATAAGTAATTGAAGTAAAATCTAAACCAACCTAATTTTCTAACCTGATCTATATGAATCATTTCGTGTTGCATCAATTCCTTACTAGGGAACTTATAAGAGTAGAAAATGAAGGGATAAATAGTAATAGCTTCAACTTTTAAAATCTTAGATATTATTGAATTTTTTACATGTTTTACTTTCATTATTCACCTTATTAATATTGCTGTAATACAAGTGCTTGGTTTACACCTGTTACTGAAGATGTGAAGGACAGTCTACCATATCCTCCCGTAGATAGCTCCACGGAGTAAACGTAAGTTGTACCTGATACTACACTATTATCCATAAAAACACCTACATCAGCGTTAGCAGAATATACACCATTAGCTAGAGTCCTAGTATTTCTAGCCCCAACTATTTTTTTAGCTATAAGTGTCCCATCTCGATATATACTAATAGAAGGACCACCAACATAGTCTGTTTCTACACCACCTGTAGATGAATAAGCTATAGCTAATATGTAGTTAGGAATAGTAATAAAAACAGGATTAGTACTAGTTGTTGTAAAAGATGTTGTAAGGTGTGTTAATGTAACAACCGTAGGAGTTATATCATCTACATTCCCAGCAAAAGTATTGAAGGTAGCGGTTTGATTAATAACCTGATTTATACTTGCACCACCTCCACCTATCGGTTTTGCTTCACATTTAAAACCTGCCGTTTCAGCTGAATCCCAAACAATTATTTCATCATTTGCACAAGGTAAAAATGGGATTTGAGTTGTACCGTTACTAGTAATTAAGCCACCTTTAACTGTTATAGAACCCCCACTAACAGGTAGTGTTATAATAGGGTTAAAAGCCGAAAAAGCCTTTACTGTAAAACCTAATAAAAATAAAACTATTACAATTTTCATATTATTCCTTATATTATAAATCAATAATTGTACTATTAACTTCATGTACCTGACATATCATCTGCATTTTAGTTCTAATTTGATTAAAAGTATAACCACTAGGTACACCTACCGAACCTGTTATAAGTTCAGTATTTAATGCTATAGAACCGTTGCTGTCTGTGTCTCTAAAGTGCGCAATAGCAGTACCACTATCTTTAAAAGCATAGGTACACCATGTAGTATTATCTCCTGCAAATTCCTGTCCCGAATATATATCATCAGGTGTATTTGCACCCACATCATAACTTACCGGATCCGTACCACCCATAAGGTCTGTTGGAATAGTCTTTTTTGAACTAAAAAAATCAAAAAAAGTATTTATTTCATTGAAGTCAGTATTTAAGTAATACGCTTGATTACTTGCACTGGCCTCCATTGAAAATCGCATATTAGGGTTTACTTGGGTTCTTTTATAACCTTCGTAACAAATATTTGTAGTTGTTACATTACTATCAAAAGATGAAACCGTTGTGTAACTATAAGAGCATGTTAGTTTTAATCTTGCCCCCGCTGTAACTGTATATGTTTTTATAAATGCAAATTCAACGTCTGTACCATTTGTTACATGAGTAACATCTTCTGTATGTCTGAAGAAATCAAGTAGAACATCGCCTGTTCCTCCTCCTCCCCCACCTACTGGAGTTGTAATACATTTAAACCCATTAGCTGTGAAAGAGTCCCACTCGATTATCTCACCATCAGCACAACCATTAAATAATGTTTGAACTGAACCTGTTCCTGTTAATAAGGAACCTTTAGCCACAGTTAAATTTGTAATAACTGGCAAGGGATCACATCTAAAACCATTTGTTCCTGTCGAATCCCAAACTAATATTTCATTTTGTGGACATGAGAATGTTGAACTTGAAACTCCATTACCTACTAGTAATTGTCCGTTAGAAAGTAAGGGAACTATATTACTGTTATTAGTTACGCATTTAACTCCTGCGGCTTCCGCTGCATCCCATACTAGTATTTCATTATCCAAACAAGTAAATTCACCATTAGTTACACCATCGGAAGTTATCAAAGCACCTTTTGTTAGTAGCTCAATTCCTCCCCCTCCGCTTCCTATTCCGGCCCATTCAGAACCATCCCAAAAATTTAATTCCGATGTATTTGTATTAAAAACTAAGTCACCTACTTCTTGTCCTGTAATTAAATTGATTTCTGCTTGTAACATAGAAGGTGCAGGGTGTGACCCATTTACTGTACTTGTTACAACTAATTGACCTGTGAAGGTTTTTATACCTGCAATAGATTGATTACTTAAAAGGTCTACAACACCATCATTACTTGTAGCTATATCAGTAAAATTAATACCGTCCGTTGTTAGTCGCCATTTACTTAAACTAAAGTCGTACATTATCTTAGGGTTGTTTGCTAGTCCTTGACTACTCTCAATTACAGTATTAGCAGGAACGCCTGTACCTAATTTTAGAGTCGTATCAATTATACTTCTACTACAAGAAGCTAAAATAAATAGTAATATTAAATTAATTAGTTTCATATTTTTTCCTATTCTAAAATATCTTTATCTTCAAAAACACCAAGTCCAGTAGATTTTTGTATATGTAATCTACCACCATCAACTTTTAATCTCCATGAACCTACAGTATTTGGATCACCTAAATTTACAATACCTTTAGATGAAGCGTCTTGATTATCAGACCAAACAAAGAACCAATCTGTACCATCACTCATTAGAGTTTTTGATTCATAAGGGTATTTAAAATAGTAACCTGCAGCACCGTATTGATCTATTAGTTCACCATCATTAGGTAATAGTCTTATTCTTTTACCTACAACATCACCAACACCGTCTTTTATACATACTTTTTTACCAACTTCAGGTGCAGGAAGTGTTACTTCTACAAGTGATTCGGAAGGTGCATGTCTTACTAGATGTACTCTATTTTTTATAGCTTCAAAACTTTCTGTTTCAGTTAACATGTTCCAAAATAAATCACCGTGAGCTATAGGGCTTTCATCATGTAAACCTATCTCTTGCGCTTGTGTGTAAGAGAATCTATATACACTATCAACCGTTACGTTTAATAGTTTTAATTGTATACGCATCTCATACGAACCTTGTGGATCATATGTTTCTGAAAATTCAGGTTGACCTAAAGCAAATATAAATTCATCAACGTTTTCATCTTCACCATAAATGTATACTTCACCAATATTTCTTGGCCCTATAACTGGTAAATTTGTTTGTCTATCAATAGCATTTGGAGGAACAACACAAGTTAATTCAATCGTATTATCATCTATTTTTATTGTATTTGTTACAAGTGTTTTAAACCACAGCAAATTACCTGAGTTTCTATCTTTATCGAAAGCACCTGCAGTTTCTGATATTCCAAAAGAAGTTATCTTTATGAAAAAGCCTGAGTTATTTTGAGCATCAATTGCTTTACCAATACCCTGATTTAAAATTAATGTATTTATTCCGGCCATGACCTATTCCCTTATACTGTTGTAGTCCAAACTCTATACTTCATTTCACCACTTAAAAAGTCAGGTGTATTACCCGAATCATAGCTTATTTGTCCTGTAATTGGATTACAAAAGAAATAGAAGTTACTTAAATTACCAAAAGCAGCGTTATCTTGATCCACTGTACTCATTATAATCATACCATCCGTATCTGTTCTAACACCTTTTAAATTAAGTGTCCTATATTTATCAGAACCTAATGTTACTTTAAATAGTATTGAAACAGTTATATTAAAACTAAATACATTGGCAGGATCAAATATTAAATCAGGTATATCTATAATGGAAGGTGAGTCATTTACTACTGCAACAGAACCTTCATCTTGATCATAAGTTGATTTTGATACTTTATTATTAAAAGCTATCCAGTCTGCTTGAGATAAGAACCCACCCGTGATTGAACTTGCAGGTGATAGTTTATCTTGTTTTGAGTGAAAATTTACCCAGTCTTCTTTTGATATTAAACCGTTTTCTAAATGATCAGAATTTCTTATATCTAAAACTTGAGTAGCTACATCAAGGTTTGCATACTCTGTTTCAGCTGTTTTTGTTAAAGCAACATGTCTATCATTAGTATTTGCGGCTACTTCAATATTTGCAGCTACTCTACTTTCAGTGTAGTACTTGTTTAAAGCACCTTCTGCAACATTATCTGTAGTTTTTGTTGCTAGTTCATTACTAAATAAAATAGGGAATTGAGTTAATGCAATATATCTTGTATCCAATTGAGAGAACGTAACCCTTTTATTTTGATCTGCTACTAAGGCCTCTGTTGGATCGACAATAGGTAAATAAGCCGTTGCATCAATAGATGTGGCTAAAGTTAACTCTGATATTTTTTTATTTCCTGCCATTACGCATCCTCTAGTTTTATATAAAAAGCATTGTCTTCTGTATAAAATTCATAATTCGTTTCTTGTTTTAAATTATTATCGAATAAAGTCGGATTATCAAGTGAATCTTGATCAGAATTAAACTGAATCCTCTTATCCACAGCCGATTTTATTGTCAAAGTTTTAAAAAGCGTTGAAAATTCAAATCGATGTATTTTATCACCTACTGTATGAGCTTGTAACTGAAAAGGTGTAAAATCCGCTTCATAAATTAAATCTAACCACTTTAAAACAGGATAAACGTAATTTCTAGTAAATTCCACTAACGATTCAGCTGACTTAGCTATGTCTACTGTATATGCTGAAGCTAATAAATCAATTGTCATTTTCCATTCATGTGGAATTAAGAAAGAAACTTCTTGTCCAATTACAGCAATTGATTTTAATGTTGATGTTACAGGTTGACCTGATTCGTCATAAATACTTAGCTTTTCACCACTTACATTATCGTTAAAAGTAGTAGCACCTAAATATAATTCGTTGTCAAAAAGGTTATCACCAAATGTAAAATTTATTTGTAGGCTATCACCTTTATTGTGTGTTGAAGGATTTATCGGAACACCACTATTGAAATATTCTAAGTGATCCGTTAAATCAAAAACATCTTCATAAATGTTTAATTGTGCTAATAATCCAATTGCACCTTGACCTGCATCACCATCAAGTGTCATACAAAATTTATATGGTCTTAATTGATATACCGTGTTATTTAAAGTGTATTCCGTACCATCAACGAAAACCTTTCTTGCGTAGTCACCTTGAAAAGTAACACAAACACAGTGATATTCACCATCTTGTAACCCCAATCCGGTTACTGTTTCACTCGCACCACCTAGTAATTCTAGATCACCATTTGGTAAAACAGCTATATATCGGCTTACAAGTGAACCTTCTGATAAGATATAATCTATTTGAGGTGTTTCAGTAGCTATGTTGAACCTATACCAGAAACAAACTGTACCCTCTGAGATATCACTAAACTTATTATTTTGAACTGAAACTAAACCCTGATCAACATCTAGGTTGTAATACGTTTTTGTGACATAACCAATTGGCGTTAAACCTGAATCGCCATAACTTACATCTTTACCTTCTTGGTATTCCCACCATTCAGTTATTTCAAAGTCTAAACCTAGAAATTGAAAAACAGTTTCTAGTCCATCTCTGTGTCCCTTCATTAGTGATATGAAGTTCATGTATTTAATTAATTGTACTAGGTCTTGAGATTCAAACAATGAAAAAATATCTGCAATATATGAGTAACCAAGTTCTTCTAATATTGCTCTTGTAGCTTCAGGATCAAGCTGTGAAGGATCGTTATACTTTTGTATAATATCGTTATAGCCAATCTCAGAATCGTCTAAAATAGCTTGTAACATGTCTAAAACCTTAGCATAAAGGTCTTCATCTCTTAGTCTTTCAGCAATGTATTTTTTTACGTTTTGTATCATTATACTCTTCTTATAATATTATCTGTAAAGTTACTGTTACACTCTTATCAATTAAGAAGTACTCATTCCAGTTTACTTCAATAGTATTTTTAGTTACTTCTCTTGCTGCCCATTTTATTTTTCCATCATCTGTAGTGAACCCTGCAGTGAAGTTCCACGTAGGAGCTACTAGACCACTTTGACTTCTATATTTTACTACCTGATATGCCTTTGTTCCTCCACTTGAAGGAATAACAACATCACCTAAAGCGTAAGAAGTTGCAGCTTGCCAATTAGGTGGTGTACCCACTAAATCAACACATCTCCAAACTAATTCACCATCAACAACTGTCTCAACAACTTCCGTTGGCCATGATGGTTCAACTAAACCTGAATTATTTACTGTAGCTACTGCCACGTAAACAAAACCGTTTAATATATTTGGTATAACAATATCGTCTTCTGTATATTCCGTATTTGGATCCCATTGCGGAAAGTTTTGTCTGTAATCTTCACGACATTCCCAAATGATATCTTTATCAACTATCCTATCTCCAATAGTTTCTGGCCAAACAGGTTCAACTGCATCTGACTTTCTAATGTGAGATAAGAATTCAAATACAATATCGTTGTTAGCTAAGTCCGAAGCAAACTCTATTCTAGAATAATAATTTTCAGCTACCCACTCAGGAGCGTCTACGCTAACTCTGGCAGCTTTTACGTAGTCTTGTCTTTCAATTTGATTCTCAATATAGAAAAGGTCAATCGTTGTTCCCATGTTCTTTTCTTGTGTTTCTAAAATAGATTCGACAAGGGCTAAAACGTCTTCATTAGTTTTCTCGTTTAAGTATACTTGAACATTTAGCTTTAAATCATTTTGAACAGGATCCGTTATGATCGTAGGTTGAACCCCAAAAGGTCTTGCTCTTAAAAGATCGATTTGAAATACATCTTTTTCTATTTCTGTAAACATGTTCAAGTTCTCTCTAACGTAAGAAAGCTGAACTACTGCAGGTGAGTAATCTCTACCTTGTGCACTTAAAATGTCCGTACTTAAAGCTGTGAATAATTTTGCATAGTCATTTCTACCTTTTATAACAAATTTAGTCTCATTATAAAGGGGTGCGTTTATTTTAATTTCTCTTGTTGATTCCTCTTCTTCGTAAACTTTAGATATCTCAACATTATTTATTGCTTGTTCATCTGAAGATACATCATCAACTGTAAACTCTGGGTTAGCTAATTCCACGTATTCAAGAAAGTAAACTGATCCTGTAATATATTTTTGTGTTCCGTTATTTAAGTAAAATAAGTCAAAAGCACCTGTTGCATTTGATATCTGAACAAACTTATCTTCGATTAAATCTACTAGGTTTTTAGTGGGTGCAAGTTCAATACCATCAAGATATAATCTAAAGTCCTCTGATACATTTTGACTTGTAAATCTAAAAGATTGTAGTAAATCAGAGTTAACAACTACTGTTTCATTTTTTACAAATCCAATAACGCACTCAACAAAAGTGTTTACACCTGCATTACATATAGTTGTTTCTTTTACTAGTAAATCAAAGTCTAAAACTGAACCTATAACCTCGTATTTCTGGTATGTTGTAGTTGCTGTAGGGTTTACAGTTAATCTAATATTTGCGTTCTCGCCTCTAAAAACCGAGTAACCTAATTGGTTAGATATAGCTACAGCTGAACTTCTATTTTCAGCATAAGTTAAGTAAGCTTCTCTTCTTCCTGTAATAATTTGGTAAGCTGTGAAAGTACTAACACCTGCTAGTAATTCTATTATTGTTTGACCTGCAGACGCAGCGAAAAAGTCATCCCATTTTAATGCATCCGGTCTTGTTTCTAACCACGATTCAATGTCTGCTTTTGCTTCACTGAAAGATATACTTGTAGGTTCAACTATAAAATTACTTGCC